TTAATTGTTTAATTACAGCTGCAGCTTTTTTATTCGGATCCATTAGTTGCCTTTAAGGCAGGAGCTATAGACCCAGCAGCTTCAGCGACTTGCTGAGCTTGTTGTAATTGCATTTGTTCCATTTGCACCTGCTGTTTTTGTTGTTGAATAGCTTTTACTTGACCTTTACTTTTCATTATCTTAGCAGGTAATCCAAGAACATCTTGAACATGATCTACCAAACCATCAATATCAATGTAATCGAATACTGGAGCAACATTTTGCATTGTTCCAAATATCTCAATACCTCGCATGATTGATGATAATTCTTGTGTCTTTTGCGCTTTAGCTAGAGGAGATACATATTCAATTTCTATATCTTGATCTCCTAAAGTGTCGGGTGGTGGTAAAAATTTATTATTTTTATTTAATAAATTAAAACATCTTGTAACTAAAGGCTGTAACAATTCAGATTGTAGTCTACCTAACACGGGACCTAACAATCTCATTTTTTCTTCAGTACGCTGCATGACTTCTGTTGCTGTCATGTTTTGTCCCTGGATAGTCATTAGTTGATCAACAAAGAAATTTTCTCTAATAGCTTTTCTTCTTTGATCTTCCATCTGTAAACCTAATGGCTGGTTTGATCCTATATTTAATGGCTCAATTCTTTCTCTTGTTCCTGCTCTATAAAAATTTAAACCACCTGGTACTGTTCTTATTGGTAACATAAAACCATCATCGGGAACCATAAGAGGTGGATCAATTTGTTTTTGTGCAGCTTTAATAGATACTTTAGACATTGTGTTTAACATCTTAGTATCGGGTAAAGCATTCATTGCAGGTGATCTGCCGTAAACTTCATTAGAAGATGATTTTAAATATCTAGGAACTACATAAGGAAATTCTTTAAAACCACTTTCTTTTAGTAAAAAACCTGTTGCTTCATGTACATGACATGATTTATAATCCATGTTTTTTGAATTATCATAACCCATCTGTACATCGTTAGGATAAACTGAGTGAATGATTTGTGTTTCACCATAAGGATCTTTGTTAACTAGATCTTGTATTGGTTTTGGTAAAACAGCTCCTGGATACATTGCAGGAATATTTTTAGCTTGAACATGAAATTTTCTTGTTAAGCTATCTACAAAACCTTTTTCATTCTCTGTAATATATATTTCTGAAATATGTACTGTTTTAAATCTAAGATCATCTTTAGGATCATCTGTAATAAACATTGCACTTGTACCAAAACATAATAACTCATGATATAATTCAAAAACTTCTTGTTGGAAGTTAGATCTCATAAATGCCTGGTGCATTGTCTTGCCGCAATCTTCTAACCATTCTTTTGCGCTATCATCACGATTTATATTTTCGTCTCTGTATTTAAGATGAAACCATGGAGATATTGTATTTGTTAACATTCCATTTAAAGATGCAGCTAATAACTCTAATGCATGTGTAGCTGTTCCATCAAAGATCTGTTCGTGTCTTTTGTCACCTTTAGATGGTTTTTGTGTAATGTTATTTTTTCTTGGTAAAAAATAGTCAGCAACGTCTTGCCAATGTTCTTCCCAATTCTGTCTATTGGCTTTAAGACTATTATATCTTTCTATAACCATTTTTGCTGTTTGATCTATTTTTGCCATTTATCCTCCGAGTAATGATTTCTTAATTGATACGTTTCCATCGCCTAAACCTTTTGGTCCCGTAAGTATTGTTGATGATCTACCTCTACCTCTAGCAAGTTGTTGCATACTTGTAGATTGAGCTTGTGATACTTCAGCTTGTGACGGAGCTGGAACGTAAACAGGTGCTGGTGGTGCTGCAGGTTTTTTAGGTTTAAAAATTCTAACTGGTGAAGCTCCTCCCATACTATCCTCCTAATAAAGTTTTTTTGGAAACAACGCTAGCATCATCTTCTAATCCTTGAGCGGATGTTAAGATTGTAGATTGTCTCCCTTTTCTGTTAGCTGCAACAGCTCGTCTTTTTTCTCTAAGCTCAGCTTCTCTATCTGCATCATCGTACTTAGGTGCAGGAGCAACTTCTTGAACTTCGGGAAAACTTATTGCTGGTGCTTTAGGCATTAAAAATGACATGTTATCCTCCGAATACAGAGTAATCGTTTTGTGCAATACTCTGATTAATTTTTGGTTTGTTAGTTATTTCTGTAATTGATAAAGCCATGTATCTTGCAGCATCGCAAGCATGTGATGACCAATCCTTTACAGGTTTATTATGAAACATTTTCATACGCTCATTGTATTTTCGATGGTGATGTTTAAGAGCATCAATCAATGGCTGAGCGTTATCCATATCAATCATACATCTTGGTAAAACCATTTTTAATGCATGGATCCCATCTTCTAAAGCTATCTTAGGTAAAATTTTAAAATTAATACCTAATTGATAAGCTACCTCTCTACGAGTTTTACCTGTAGAAAATTCTGTAACTTCTATATCGTGAGGAGCAAAATGGTTGCCATAGACATAATCTTTGTCTTTAACCAGCTGTACATAATGCGGTAAACCTTCACGATTATTTTCGTAAAAATCTATAACTAAAATTTGTTGTCCCAGTTGCTGATAAAATATAATCGCTGTACTATCATCAACTCCTAGATCCCAGGCTGTATGAACTTCTAAACTTGGATCGTATGGAACTCTAGTTAACTGTTTTTTATCTTCTAGATCTTTCATTAGATCTCCATAAACAGATCCTTCGATATTCGCAATCCAATCACATTCAAACTCTTGACGATACTTCGTCTCTCCCATTTGAGCTTTGGCTGCGTCTAGCTCCTCCTGGTCTATAATATTTGTTTCACTTGCCTTAGCTGTATAAGCTAACCACTTATCATCTTTTAATGCATGCTGGTAAAGCTCATAAAAGATATTGCTCATACCATTAGGTGTAGAAATAAAATAAGCAAAACCTTTTCTGTCTGATAAGGCGGGTCGCAAAATTTCATTCCATAACTTAGGATCTATTTGGCTAACCTCATCAATGCAAACTCCATCTAAAAATAAACCCCTTAAACTATCGGGGTTCTCACTAGATAATAAACTTATTCGACTACCATTAGGTAGATCACACCTTAATTCTGTTTCATGAAAAGTTGCCCCTGGTATAGATCCAGCGTACATTTTCATATAATCCCAGGCTATGCTTTTTGCTTGCTTATAAGTTGGCGCTATATATGCAAACCTTGGGTTTTTTAATTTATGCGTAAGCGCTGCTTTTATAAGATGATTTAAAATACAAATCGTTTTTCCAAATCTTCTATGACAATTTAAAACAGCAAATCTATAATTATCTAATTCACTATGTAGCTTTGCCTGTAAGGGTCTTGGCGTATAGGGTATTTCGATATGCATTAAATAATTATTGCAATAACTAATACTATAGCTGCGCCAATAACTACTTTCTTATGATCTTTCCATAAGTGTTCTATTTGATCTATTATTCCTAGCATCATATATCCTCCTAATGAATTGTTGGTGTTTCCCAGGCATCCTCGAAAGCTGTAAACTTAATACCGCTTTTCTTAAACATGTTGTCTGTAAACTTCCTACCATGCTCAAGATCCTCGAAGCCGTCTAAATGTATAATCACAGCATGTGTTTCGGGGTTAATGAAAACCAAAGCTGAAACTAAATTAGTTTTTTCTAATAACTTTTCTAAATCTTTTTCGCTCATAATTATTTTTTCTTGTGTCTGTTGGCAAACTTCCTGGCGCTTGCTGTTGATCTGAAACCCCACTTACGTAGAGCTAAAGCTTTTCTTGTGGGTCTACCTTTTTTATCTTTCATTGGTCCCTTCATTCCCGAAAATCTCGCGGCAAAGGATACACGTCTCCCACTTGTTCCACGTTTAAGAGGAGCTTTTACTCCAAAGTGTTTACGACCAGCAGCGTTTAAACCACCAGTTTTTGATTGATATGCTTTCTTAACCATAGTGTGTGTGTGAGTGTCTTACTCCCAATATAAATATATACTTGCAACCGCGCCTGTTTTGGCGGGTATACCCCCCTAATGTTCGCGTAATGTTCGCAAACATATGCTAATTGTACGGCTGCAGTTATAGTACCTGTCGCCCCGTTATCCATAACGCGCGTGCGAGACTATGTTTATTGGTACATAAATTCCAACTTAACCAGGATCCAGGCAGGTAAAAGAAAAGCCAGGCGATGATTAGTCGCCTAGCTCTGTTAAATTAATTCTAATTAAATAGCGTCAGTAGCTTTCATACCAAGGTAAGCAATGTAACAAACCACTAGGAATGATACCGCAGTAAATAACCACAAAGAGAAAACCATTAGCTTGCCTCCTTCTGATAAACAACCTTAACTGATTGACCCGAGCCATCAGCGTTGTCAACGATCTCAGTAATTTTAGTTACTGGATCTGCCTTAGTATTATAAACAACTGAATTATTTTTTTTGATTATTTTCCAATCAAAAGAACTTTCAAAGTTATTGTAAGTACACCAGCCTTCAACCTTCTGCTGAAAAACGATCTCATCATAGATCCATTTTTTAACTTCAGCAACGCCACCCTTTTGATCTTTAAATGGCTTACCTGTATCGCTAGCGTATTCGTGAACAACTTTAACTTTATTCTTGTTGATTTGAAAAGTTAATGTTTCAGTTTTTGACATACTCTAGATCTCTACAACATTAGTTGACAATGTGTCAACACCTAATATGCAAATAAGTT